AAAACGTGTCATTTTTTGAGTCAAAAAGGTAAAATATTAATCGGCTTTTTATCGTTAGGTAACGTAAACTTTACTATTGAAATTGGTGGTAATAAATTATGTGAATACGATTTACATAATAACGAGTTCATTTATGCTTATAAAAATAAAAGTATTGTTCCAATTTGTAATCTATTTTATCATGAATTTTTATGTATTTTAAGAAATAATGTACCTGAACTACCAGTAAATGTTTTATGTTTGTGGGCTGATCATTCAGAAACATGTATTGAAGAAGTAATAAACAAAAGTATTGTTTATAAAAATCTAGTTAATCCAGAACTTATGGATTGTGTAATATGTAGTGGTATGGTTGGTATATATCCAGAACCAAAAACTATTGATCAAGTAAAATTCGGTGTTGTAACCAATAAATTTAATGAAATTTTAATAATGCCTCAAATTGATTAATAAATAAATATTTATCTTCAGTAGTATTATAATATGAATTATTGTCGTCCAGTATATATGTATGCCACGATAGCCGTAGTGTCGTGTGTTATAGTTGACATTATACAAGTGTATCATAACGGTGTAATTTTACCCAGCCTGATATCTACAATATTATCTCAATTATGTTGTATAGTAGTTTCCGTCGCATTAATAAATTTAGTATGTAACGAAACAATATTACCTTGGTTCTTATTTGGTGTTTTCACGTTATCATCCCTTTCAGGTCTTTACATTTCTCTATCGTCAAATAATTCAACAGTGCAACTAACAGTGCAACCAACAGTGCAACCAACAGTGCAACCAACAGTGCAACCAACAGTGCAACCAACAGTGCAACCAACAGTGCAACCAACAGTGCAACCAACAGTTCAACCAACAGTTCAACCAATAGTTTAACAATTAATAGCGCAATAGACCGTGAAATAAAATTATTAAAATTAATAATTTTATTTATTGACATATATTATAATGTCAAAACGAAAGAACAAAATAGAAACAGAAGAGATAAATAAATATGTTGACTTAAAAATCAATGGAAGATTATTTCCGTCATACATATTAAAAAATTTTAAAGAATATAAATTACCAGAATTAATAAAAACAGATGTTGATCCATGTCTAACGAAAGAAAAAAATAAAAGTCAAAAACTAGAACTCAGAAAATATCAGTTATTCATAGCCAAATTTTTAGATTATAATAGTCCTTACCATGATATATTATTATATCATAACGTGGGTTCTGGTAAAACTGGATCTGCCATTAATGTATACAATATGTTATATAATTATACGCCTGGATGGAATGTATTTATATTACTAAAAGCAACTCTAAAAAGTGGATGGTTCAGAGAATTAAATGAATGGTTGAGCGAAAGAGATAAAAAATTCAAGTTAGAAAATATAAAAATGATTTCTTATGATGCACCTAATTCCGATAAACTTTTTTTAGAAGCAATTAAAAATTCTGATAGTTCTAAGAAGTCTTTATTTATTATCGATGAAGTACACAATTTTATTCGTAACGTTTACTCTAACATAAGTTCTGGTATAGGTAAACGTGCACAGACTATTTATGATTATATAATTCAAGATAAAAAAGAAAATGATTCAACAAGAGTAATATTAGTATCTGCAACACCGGCAATTAATAGACCATTTGAACTAGCATTATTATTTAACTTGTTAAGACCAAACATATTTCCAAAAAGTGAAACACAATTTAATCAAGAATATGTATCTGCATCGTCCACATATTCAACATTAAATATAGCTAAAAAAAATATGTTTCAACGTCGTATTATGGGATTAGTATCATATTATTATGGTGTATCACCTGGAATTTACGCGACTCAAACTCCTTACTATATAGATGTTAAAATGTCAAAATATCAGGAAGATATTTATGGATTTTTTGAAGCTTTAGAAGATAAGATAGCTAGGAAGAAAAAAATTAGAAAAGGGAAATCAGGTTCAGAAACTTATAGAACATATACGAGACAAGCCTGTAATTTTGTATTTCCTAACATGGCTCAAGGAATGAACGGTGAATCAAGACCAAGACCAACACAATTTAAAATATCTGAGAAAGAAAATGAAAAAATTTTAAATTATTCAAACAAAAAAGAAAAGGACAAAGAAACTTATTATAATGTTCAGAACTATATAGATACGATTCATAAATTTATTAATACTTTTGATAAATTCGTCAGTGAAATCCAAGACAAAGATAATTCTAATAAACATACTATTGTAGATGATGTTAGGACATTTCATGAAAAATATAAAGATAATTATAAAGAATTTCACGAAAATGAAAAAGAAAAATCAGGTGTATATAAAATCTTTCATGATTGTTCAGCTAAAATGTTACAAATTATTTTTACAATATTAACGTCGAAAGGTCCAACATTAGTTTATTCTAATTTTGTTTTAGTTGAAGGAATTCAAATATTAAAAGTTTATTTAAAATATTTTGGATTTTCTGCCTTCATAAATAAAGAACATGGAGTAGATAATTTTAGATATACTGAATATCATGGAGAAATTAAAGATGCAACTAGACATTATAACAAAGATAATTTTAACAAAAAGGAAAATGTAAATGGTTCTTTAATAAAAATAATCTTATTGTCATCAGCAGGTGCCGAAGGGCTTACTTTACGTAACATTAGACAAGTACATATATTAGAACCGACATGGCAAGAAGTAACAATAACGCAAGTTATAGGACGTGCTATTCGTATGTACGTACATTGTGATTTACCAATTAGCGAACGTCATGTCGATATATACAGATATAAATCAGTACGTGATGATTCGAATAGTTTTACGACTGATCAATATATAGAAAATTTATCAAGGGGAAAAGAAGGATTAATGCAATCGTTTTTAGATGCAGTTAAAGAAGTTGCAGTTGATTGTGTGTTAAATAAGAATGATAATAAATTAACATCCGATGTTAAATGTTTTCAATTTGATGAACCTAGTTTATTTGACGACCAAATTGGACCATCATATAAAGAAGATTTTGTTGACGATTCTAGAATAGACAATGGAAGTAACAGTGTATATTCAAAAACAATAAGAATTAAAGTTATAAAAATTAAAGCTGTTAAGTTATTAACGAATCCCGATAGTGGAGAAACTTTAAAATATTCTCAACCAGAACAATATTGGTATAATCCAGAATCTGGCGTTGTTTATGATTTCGATTTGTATTATCAAATTGGTAAAGTCGGATATGATAGTAATGGAATAGCTAAAAAAATAGATAAAGATACATACATAATGGATAAAGTAATTCCAATACCTTCAATAGAAAATTAAAAACTGAAAATTTAATTTAATAGATATATTATATATATATATTAATTATGTCATTCTCACAATATCAAATCAAAAGTTCTCATAATAGTTACTTACCAAAAGCGCAAGTTTGTTGGTGCAAAACTAATTGGAAAAGTTACATTAATAAATTACTTTCCAATAACGTCAAGTGTATTGAATTGGATTGTTTCTTTGACAATAGTAGAATAGTTGTGGCTCATGCAATTGAAGAAACAAAATGTAACATATTTTGTTCTCAAAAAATTCCATTTACAGATATGTTAACCGAAATATATGATAAATTTAGTACTGGTACGAATAAAATGCCACTAATTATTAATTTAGAATTACATTTAAATTCTATAGCGGAAGAGATATTAGCAGGAATTATTACTACTGTTGCTGGTGACGTGTTAGTTCCAAGAATTATTAATCCTAAAATAGATAAACCAGAAGATTTTTTGGGGAAAATAATATTTATGGCTAGTGGAAACATAAAATCACTAAATCTTAAATCTTTGGTTACATTACCGATTGATAATAATAATGTTATGAATGAAAGTTGTAAAGACTTTAATTTTGAAAAGTTCAAAGAACTTATTAAAGATAAAGAAACTATGGTTAGAATATATCCCGATAATATTATTATTTCTAAAAATTACGATGTAGAAAAGTTTCTACAAATTGGTTGTCAATTCGTATCAATTAATTTTCAGTTTGATGATGATTACTTGAAATATTATCAAAAGTATTTTGAAAATACTAATGGTTTTAAATTAAAAATATAAATAAACGAATAACTTGATAATAAATGAATTCTATTATTAAGTATAATATTTCTGTTACTACATTTGTGTTTTGGGGTAAAATAATAATAACGATAACATTAATTATTATTTGATTAAGTATCTCAACAAAATAACAATTAAAAGTACAATAGATACTATTTTCGGGATTTATATTATTATCATTTGATCACATTGATTCTCTTTAATTTTCCTCTTCACTTTCAGATTCATCTTTCTTTATGGCTATTTTCTTCTTTCCGTCATTATGATTTGGTAACATAGTGTAAACTAATCTATCCAACATATACATAGGAACTTTAATATTTTCTTTACAATTTAAAATTTCTCTAATCACACCAGTAATTACAAAATCATCGCCAACAATCATATTATTTTCTTTTATATACTTATACACTGATTCCATAATTTCATAGAATTTTAAATAGTACCTATCTTTAAATTTAACTATATCAAGATCTTGTATTTCTTGGAATCTTGTACGTAAATTATAAACATTATCAGAAATTTCTGCTAATTCGATATCAAGTTTTACTTCTTTATGTTCATTTGCTTTGTTATATTCAATAAGAGTATATATTAATTCATCAACTAATTCAATAGGTACAATATTTCCTGTATCACTTAACTTAATATATCCATTTAGAATAAAATTATCAGCGTTAATTGATTTACTGTCGACACTTATAATTTTACAACTTCGTAACATTAATAATATTTTTTTCTTAATGTTTGTAAATGAATATTTTTTATTCGGAAATATTCTTGTACCATGATTAAAATTTCTAAAATTAAGAAAATTCTTTGGTATTGGAATTAATTTACTAACATTAAAGTCTTTCGGTAAGGGAATTAATTCTAAATTACATTTTTTTATTTCTTTTATTTCTTTTTGTTCTTTCGATAATATAAATGCATTAATTATTAATTTTACTGATTTATCTTTTGTTTCAGACATTAGATTTTTTAAACATGTCTCATCGGGAACTAAACCTTGACCCAATAAAAATTTTAATACAGATATATTATCACGTACAGCACAAGCATTTTGTAAACATTTAATATCTAATTTCATCCCCCTTTTTATTGAATCTCTAATATCACCTAATTTTAAGCGATGTTTAAATGATTCATAAAATATATTTTCATTACACTTTAATTTATTGAAATATGATGGATGAAAATCATGCATTATACATAAATTGTATAATCTACCATCATCGGAAGATTTAAAATCTTCATAATTACCTAAATCTATTTCTCTTGATGCTAATAGTAATATATCTTCATATGTTAGTACATAGCCATGAAATATTAATAATTCGATAGATTCAACAATCAATTTAGCACATACATCTCTTGTCTTAACAAGACTATCAAAACAATTCTTATTAGGTATAATTTTACGTTCTAATATATATTTTAAAAAATGAATGTAAGATCCATAATGTTTCTCAATATCATAATAATTTGAATTACCAATTAATTTACATAAAATCTCAAGATAAGTTATGTTTAATTCCCCATCGTATCGATGATATAAATAATCGAACTTTTCAATGTCGCCATAACTAATTAAACATTCAATAATCCCTTTCTTAACATTGTTTGATATTTCTGTAAAATTATCGCAAAGTGACTTAAATTCAATAATATCATTATTTTTGATTATTGTACGCCATAAAATTATTTTACATTTATCATCTAATTTATCATGAAAATCATTACAATATTTTTTTGTAAATTGAGGTACTTTACGATTCACAATTATTATATATCCTCCATCAGAGAAATCAATTTTATCATAATATTTTATCAATAAATTATCAATAAATTCGTCATCGAAATATTTGAAATGTTCAATACGAAATTTTTTTGTTTCAATGTAAATTTTAAGTATTGGATGATCATAATTATTATTTATTAAAAATAAAGTTTCTCCATTTGTGGTTCCAAAAATGAATGATATGTCGGAAGTAAAAATTTTTATTATTAATATCTGTTTAATTATTTCGAAAGTTTCTTTATCATCAGTAAATTTATTTACATAAATAATACATGTATTAATAAATAGTCCAAAAATATTTATAATTGAATTATCATAATAAATTGTTCTATATTTTGCTATAATATCATTGATAAGTTTACCAAATTCAATAATCATATTTTTAGTTACTTTATCCTTATTAAAGTAAATCTCTAATCCCGATAATTTTTCACTTACATTTCGTAATCTACTATTTTGCGTATTATAATCGTTCCTAATATTAATTATTGTATTTTCCATATTGTTTAGTATTTATTAGTTAGTAATTACTTATCAATAAATAAATTTTTCAACTTTTAATTATGGTATATATTAGATTATCAAGTTTACTTCTTGGTATCTTAATTTTCTTTTTATCATAATTAATCAGTTGGTACATACGTTCATTATCTAAACTTAATTCAGAATCTTCATCGTGCCATAAATCACAAGTTTCCATATCGGTTGTAATCATATCTTTAATTTGATTGAAAGAAAATTTATTTTTCTTCTTGTCAAATAAATTAGTGTCATCTAACTTTTTATTTAGTTTAATTATTTTACGTTTACTAAAATCTTCTGGAATTTCTAATAATTCGATATCTAATTTTTCTTTTTTCTTATCATTAATCTCTATCGAACCAACTAATTTATCAAATATACTTTTTATTGTGCTATTTCCAGACTTATAAATTATATTTTTTAAACATTCTAAATCAGGTTTTATTTTTAGATCTAACATGTAACTTACTACTTTATCGCTACAATATTTACAGGCATTTCTTAAACATTCAATATCTGGTTTATATCCCTTTTCAATGTATCTTTTTAAGTTAAGTACGGTTAATCCTTCGTCAATTTCAAAATCGCTTTTACTTAATTTTAGTTTAGAGTAATACTTCGGAGTAAATTTATTTTCAATACAAATTCTTAATAATTCTCCGTTATCTTGTTCCGTAAAATCAAATTCATCAAATTTGTCAATTTCTATTTTAAGTTTAGTGACTGTCACAATATCATCATAAGTAGGAGTATAACCATGTTCAATTAATAAATTTACGAGTTGTTGTTGTTGTTCTACACCTTTAGAATTATTATCAAAAAGTACATTTTCAAAACATTCTTTGTCTGGAATTATTTTACGAGATAAAATATATTTAATTATTTTAACACTTTTAGAACAACATGCTGAAACCAAATTGGAAATACTTAGTTCATGATTAGTTTTTTCAATAAATTTTTCAAATAATTTTATATTATCGTCCTCAAATATTTCGAGAAAAATAGTTTCATTTTCATTAGTCATTCTTTTTGAATCATCCATAATTTTAGTTACGAATTCCGGTAATTTTTTGAATCTAGCGAAATTCTCTATGCTAAAACTTAGTTTGTCATAATGATAACACAAAACTTTATCCAAAAATTCGTTACTAAATAAATGATGTTCTAAAATATAATTCATTGAAATTTCGTTGCAAAAACACAACACTAATATTGGATTGTTAATATCTTCATTAAATTTATCAATAAAATATGTATTAAATTTAAAATTTAAAATTTCAAACCTTTCAAGTAAACTTGTTACAGTAGGTTTCATTTTTTCATCCTTATATTTTTCGTAAAGTTTCAAATAAGAATTTAATATATCGTTACATCCTTTCGTTTGATAACTAATAGTATCAATAATAATATTAACGAACTCGGAAAGTTTCACTAAATCATTAGTATTTAGATCAAGTTTTTCATATTCAAAAAAATAACAATATTTAACATATAATCTTATATTTACTGCATTTTTTGTTTCTAATATGTCTAACAATCTCTTATCTATTTTACTCATTTTTTGTTAATTAATAATAAATTAATAAATACGTATTTATTAATTTATTCAATTTTTTGTGAAACGTCAAGAGTTAATTTATGAGGTAAATTATATAAATCTACTAATTTATCTTCAGTCGTATTTATTCTAAATTGTATAATTAATTGTTTGAGTTCATTAATTTTCTCGAATTTACCCAATAATTGTTTAACAGAATTATCAGGACTAATTTCTGCCACCGGTTCAGTTCTAGAAATATTCAGTAGATATAAATAAATCGGTTTTTCGACGAATAAATGCGAACTTTCAGAAATATATTCACTCTTACCATCATATTTTTCATTAGTAAATCCAAAATATTTCATTATGGAATTCGTTTTACAATCGATATCAAATTCTTCACCATCTTTATGAACAATTTTAATTTTATTATCTTCGATTTCATTTATTTCAAATCCTAAATCAGATTCAGTAAATACTTCATTAAATAAATTTAATAATTCTTTTATTTTATATTTACCAACAGGAACTTCCATTAATTTATTTTTATCATTTATATTTATATTTAAATTATTGTTCTTCTCGTTAATTTCTGGAATAGTAGAAATTTCTATATTTTTTAGAGTTATGCTATCTATATTAACCAACGGTTTTTTAACAATATCTGAAAGTTCAACCATATAATCATTATAAAATTCTGGTTCTGAAAAATCTTTACACCTTATTTCAACTTTAGTTATTGTGTTAATATCTTTTATCTCTTTTTTAATTTCTTTTTTTTCTTCTTTGGGTTCAACTTTTTCTATTTTTTTCTTACTTTTACGTTTATTTTTCTTCTTTAATTTTTCATCGTCAGAACTTTCTTCTGAACTTTCTTCTGAACTTTCTTCTGATGAACTTTCTTCTGAACTTGATTCTTGTTTTTTATGTTTCTTATGTTTTTTATGTTTATCTATAACATCAACGACAGCGTCATTTAATTTTTCTTTTTTATGTTCACTCATTTTTTTTAATGCTAGTAACTGTTTTAATATATCTTTTGGATCTTTTTTCTCCTCTTTCTCTATTTCCACACCACGTTTAGCACTTTCAATTAAAATTTTTATGTCATCCGCACTCATTGATAATAACATTTGTGGATCAATATTAAATTTTTTAGCATATGATTTTTTTAATTCATTTATTTTTATAGCTACTTCGTCATCTGCCGTTGATTGGAATGTTTCTGTGGTTATCGGTATTGATGGATTATTTAAAATAATAGGATTTAATTTCATTGATGATGTTGAATTAATAGTTGATGGTTGATTATAAGATCTATTAATTGGTTGTCCACTAAATTGACTATTCGGTTGACCGTTAAATTGTCCATTATATTGACCATAAGATCCACCATGTACACTAGTACTAATAGGTACCATGGAAGTTTGAGGATTTATATTAGACATCATCATATTTGGAGTACTCATATTTACATCTGAACCCATATTATTCATTCCGAACTGATTAAAATCCATATGGTTACCATCGTATTGATCGGGTGCACGAAGTCCGAATTGATCATTACTTGAAACCATATTATTTAATTGTACATTATTCTGTTGTCTTGAACCTCCAAGACCAAAAGTAAAGTCCATTTCAGGTGGTTTATCTTGCCCTGTATTACTGTTGTAAAATGGTTGTCCTCCCATCATTACTGCACCGTTCATACCATTCATTCCGTTGGGCATTACTCCATTCATTCCGTTGGGCATTCCGCCATTCATTCCATTAGGCATTCCGCCATTCATTCCATTAGGCATTCCGCCATTCATTCCATTAGGCATTCCACCATTCATTCCGTTGGGCATTCCGCCAGTCATCATTTCGTTCATCATCATACCACCATTACTTAAATTTAATGGTTTACTTTTATTTAAATCGCCATAACCTGCACGACGATCAATCATTTCTCTTTCTAAATCATCACCATTTGCACCTTTATGTACACCTTCAACACGTTTGGCTAATTCAGCCATTTCACCAAATCTATGTCCCATTCTACCATCAGCACCTATATATTCACCATTACCACCAGCAATCGGAGCAAATCCTCCAGACGTATCGACAGCACCATACCCAATATTATCTGAACTCATATTGCTATAATCAGTTTTACTTTTTTTACTAGTTGATTCAAAGTGTTCTTTACCATGACTAGTTTTTTTATTTTTTTTATGAATTGCTTGGTTACATAATTGAACGAGTTTATTATTAAGAATACTGACTGCTTCTTTTTTTGGTTTTTGATTAATTATATTTCCATATTGATGTAATATTTGATTGCTACATTCATTTAATAATTTAAAACAACTTTGAGCACCCTCTTGCGTTTTGACACCATATTTTTTACATAAATATTTAGTTAATACAGTTATATTTTTTTTAGATTTAAAATAATCAAGTACTTCCGCCATTATAATAATGAATTATTTATTTTTTACATATGACTACACGCATAAAAATAAATACGCATAAAAATAAAAAGAATCTATATTATATATCAAAAAAATGTTTAGATCAGATTCATCACAAACTAAATATTCCAACACAATGCCTAGATTAGATGAAACATATGTTGATAATTCAACAATAATAGAAAAAACGGATTTTGTAAATAGACGTCATACTCTACATGACAATTTAGGAGAATCACTTTTTTTAGAGAATATTGTTGAACATCAAATAACTATTAGTAGTTCTGATAGAGATACTGCTCCGACTTATACAACGTTCAATTATCGATATGTTCAACCATATTATAATCCATTCAATTTTGTTTTAACATTCAATGGTACAACAATGCCAAGAATTCAATATCGACCTGAAAATGTTAAGTATGTTAGACTAGATAATGTTATATTACCAAAAACAAATGTAATTAACATGGCACCTGCCGATCCAGCTATTTGCACTATGTCTACTGTTGCAGATGATCAATTATCTAATCAACGTGGGTTACTATTAAAAATTGAAGAATTAAAAACACCAAGAATGCATTCGACAGGTACAACTATTGGTGAAGATGCATTTATATTATATCTTGACCAAATAATGGGAACGGAACATTGTTTCTGGAAACCTACGCATAGTTTAAGAACTTTTCCAAAATCATGTTTAGGTAAATTCAGTAAATTTACTTTAAAACTTTATAACCAAAACAATGCAGAATTAAATGTAGTTACAGATTTAGGTGACATCCTAAATATTAATCAAACAGTACAGACAGGATTTTATATGTATGGTGGAGTTCAGACCGCTTTACCTGCACCAGATATTCCTACACTACAAACTACATACAATAAAGTTCAAACAATTTATGAATTTACACTTGGTATAGTAGAAAATGAATTAAATACATTAACTAATTATTCTAGAAGTTAAAATTATTTCTTATATTAGTTTATAAATGATGCAAATAAATATATCATTATTATACATATTTTCATTAATAATAATTACATTAGTCATATCAATATATTATTTTATGAAACAAAACGATTATTATCAAGAAATAGAAAAAATAAAGAGACTGGAAATGTCTAAGTATGAAAATGAAAGAAGATTAAAAAGATTAAGATCTCATACTAGTCCATGTGTCAGAAATTATAAAAATCCTCGTTCTTGCTTTTTTGATTCTGGATTTGTATGTTCATGGAATGAACTAACTAAAAGATGTGAAGTAAAAAAATAATTTAAATTTAATTAAATTATTTTTTATTGAATTTTAGCATTATTGAAGTATATCTTTCTACATTGATTTATATGTTTATCTTTAATAGGATTTTCAGTAATATCTTTAAAAGTATCTCCACGTAATGACCTTAAAATAAAATTAATTGAATATACACCACATTCTGAATCACCATATTGATGTTGTATTTTATTATGTTCGGAAGTAATTTTATCTATAGAACCGCCAACTTTTGTTGCGCAATATTTACCGATACGTCTCATAAATTTTCTTATTTCAGGTCTCGGTCTAATTCCAACAGAATCAAAGAAATATATTTTACATCCTTTAAGATCTGCATATAAAGAAACCCAATGACTACCACCTTGACTACGTTTATCCAAATTAAAAATAACTCCAATTTTGGTTTTACCATCTTTTTCTAATTTATTAAAATCTAAATTTCTAATTCCGTAATCATCAAAATCGTCAAAATCTATTGGTACCGACCCTAAAAATTTATAATCAGGATATATATGTTCATATTGTTTCATTACTTCGTCTATATTCACGTTACTCAACCACTCAAATCTACCAGATGGACCTTCTGGTCTAAAAGTATATTTTTGTAATTCAGTTTTATAAATATCCTTCATTCTACTAACAAATTTTTGAGTTGACCAACATTTTTGTGACGTACATTTATCACCTATTCTTTCTTTAATTTGTTTCAATAACATTCTTTTATACTTTTTTGGATTTAACGTTTCGAGATTTGGATGAAGTTGAATTTTATTATCTTTTTCTTCTTCATTATAAGCATTTACATATTCAATTAATACTGCTAACCGTATGCATGAACCATCTTCAAAATTAATACCTGGTGCACAGCGTTTATCTTCTTCATTTACTGTTATTTCATCTTCTTCTTTTATTTTATTTTCAGACATGTTGTAATCTTATAATATTTAGAATAGATTTTTTATTCGAATACTTCTTGTTCTCTATGGCGTTCACTTTCTAAAATATATGAACCATCTTTATAATAACAACCTACTATATTTACATCAACGTCGAACAATAGACCTAAATTATCTTTGAAATATACTGTATCTTTTATTATTACTTTTTCTAAAACGTCATCGTAATCATTAATTTTTTTTTCGACTCTTCCTAAAATATTATCTAAAATATCTTTTCTATCTTTTTTCAATTTGGGGTGAATGGCAATAATCTTATCAACTATTTTAATAGTTTGATTAATATTTAATACATTACGATATTTATCACTTTTAGTAAAATCTTCACTTTCCGTAGACGTTGTCGATTCCATTTATAATATTATTTATTATTTAATAGTTTAAATAATAAATAATTTTTATTTCAATTTTTCCATAATTTCAATAATACTTTTGTTGTATTTTTTAACCAAATCTTTATTTTTAGGATCTGGTTCATTGCAAATTAATTTAACTGTATTCATTATAGTAATATTTTTTTTACGTTCTAATTCTTGTCTTTTCCAATATTCCAATTCTTCCGTACTTTCCGTTAATTTATCAACAAATTTACACAAAATGTCACACTTGTCTTTATTCTTTCTTAAATATTGTACATAATTCCACATAGTTTTCATATTTTTAAAATTATTTTTATACCATTCATCATCTTTTTTAATCGTACAACAATGAGATTTATTTAAATACCAATAAATGACTTTATCAAAATAATATTTAGGATGACTTTTCCCTAAATTAGAAATTGTTTTAGAAATCCAAACATCAAGTTCAAGTGGAGTTAAAGTTATTTTATCTGGATACAAACATAAACCATTACTATAAACTGTTGTGTTATACGAATCTTCATCAACTATACCACTCATTTTATCTCTTGGTAATAACTGAATTATGACCCCTTTTTCCATCTTAGTTGTTTTTGATCTGAATTGTTCTTTTGGATTAGTATCATTAATAAATTCTTCTCTGTCAGAATATTCTTTAAT